CAATGTTGCCGTTCCACGACTCGATGGATGGAGCATCCACAAAAGCGCAAGGTGGAGCGATATTGCGAGGATCGTTAACAACCCTAAGCCCCGAAATAGTTTGGAGAGTAGTGACCAGATCATCTAGTGCCTCGTTCAGGAAGTCCGTGTAAGCCATTTCAGGCGACCTGTGGTCTGTTGATGCCTAACAACTGTTTGACGATGCCTGAGAGCCCTACAGTGGGCGCTGACGCCATATCTGTGAATGATGCGAACTGGTCAACCGAGCCACGCTGACGATAAAGAGCAGAACCATACATGAGCGTACCGAGCGTGACATCTCCACCAGGCGTAACAGTCAGTTGGTCCGTGTAGCCGGACTCCTGACGTCTACGAAAACAGAACGAGTTCGCAGCTGCAGCGACCTGCACCAAGAAAGCAGTTTCATCACCAGCCGTTGTAATGCCGAGATAGGTGGCAATTTGTGGGCCTGTGACCCAAGTGCAAGTTTCGGTATAGGTCAAAGTTCCAGCAGTTGTGGAACTTCGATCTAAATCGTCACCAGCGTCATAAAACAACACTTGGTTGGGGATCGGTTGGTTGACATCAAAAAGGAGATCGCCTTCAGAGTCAACGCCAATAAACAGGTAACTTGGCAAATCGTAAATGACATGAGTGCCGTTCAGGTCGTGACCCAAACTAGCGATTGTCATTGACTGCCCAACAGCGACATCGGGTTCCGTCAGCGTTTGGACAACCGCATAGTTATCCAACCGCTGGTGGAATGTGACTTGGTATACAGCCATGATCGGCTAACCGCCTTTCGGGCTAGTAGTTAGGCGATGGTGATTGATTGAATGAAACTCGACTTAGCGACGAAGGTGGCGAAGTACTGGTGGATACTCAGGTTCTTGCCAAGCGTGCTCGGGTTGTCAAGGCTCAACAATTGCGGGCCTGATTCGTAGATTTCGAAGCCTGGTGCGTAAACCACAAGCATGGTTCCGGAAGCGAAGTTGTTGTCAACGACAACATTCAAACCGAGAACATTCATGCTGGTGTACTGGAGACCAGAGACGTTACCAATCGAGTTGGTGGTCATCATGCCGTTGGCGTTGTAACCAAACACTGGACGCTTGTCAGCGTCGGTCTGTCGGCCCAACTTTTCCCATACGTCAGGCGACACGCACAAGTGAGTGGGGAAGAAGTTTGAATCTTCCGCAATTTCTCGAGCGGCGTCGTACAGAGCAGTGAACAATCCTGACGGATCGGCAGCGGTAACAGTCCAAGTTGAACCTGAAGCGGTAGCACCTGAGACTAAGGCGTCAGCTGCAATGTCGTCAGTCTTGATGAGCACTTGACCAGCGAGGTCGTTCAACACGACTTGCATTGCTGCAGGATCGGTGAAGTCAATGTCTTGGCGTGACAAGGTGACCTGGCCGGCAACGGTTGACTTGGTGACAGTGTTTGAAGCAATAACCATTGTGGTTGCCGACACTGCGTCAAGCTGAGCAGACTGGACTGCTGCAGAAGTGTGGGTCGTGATGGTCGGACGGATGAACTGACGACTTGGCGTGTTCGGCATGGCTCGAGCGCCAAAAGCGTTAACGACTGGACGGACGTAATTAAGGTCCTGGAACACGGGACCCAACACGCTGACGCTGAGCAAGCCTGGCGTGTCAGAAGTCAAGATGTCGCCAGCTGCTGCTTGAATCGCAGTCTGATTACGCTTTGAAGCCTGAACAAAAGCATCGTTCACTTTGTGCCAAGTGTCGCCACCAGTGTGGTAAGCGGCAAGCATTTCGGATGCGCTAGGCATAGCGAATTCACGCTTAGGCTGAGCAAAGATCGGTGCGGTAGGCACAATGACTTCCTCGGAAACGATTGGGCTAAGTTCCATTTTTGGTTCTTCCTTTTGTTCTTCGACTTGTGGCGATTCCGCCGAAACTTTACTTATGGTAGCACCGGCAAATGCCCCCTGTGGGACTAGCGATAATTCGACCCAATCACCTTTAATGATTGTCATGTTTCCTGCATCGTCGTACTTGAACTCTGTTGGATTTACACCAACAGATACAGCGTCAATGACACCATCGGAAGCGAGCACTAAAGCCTCGTCGCCTGCTCGAGTATTAGAAACTCGTGCAGTGAAATACATCGCTTCTGGACTGTCAACACGCTCGGCCACCAAACCGACTGCTTGCGTTGAGTCGTGGTACATATACAGTTTCGGTGCTTTGCCTTCAACAGACAAACTGCCTGGAGCAAACTGCACGTTTGTTCCATCGGAAACTGTTGCAAAAGTGTTGTAGGGAACTGCGACGCCTGTGATGGTGCGACGATCCTGCCCATCAGGGCCTGCAGCTTCTACAGCAAAAGTGTTTGAACTAAACCTGATCATGCCAACTCCTCTTGAGTGTTTTCTTGCTTTTGTTCTGTTTCTTTTTTCATGTAACTGTCAGCTTCTAGCCATTTCTCAACATCCCATTTGACATAGGTGCCTCGAGGAAGTTGTTGGCTGAGGGCTGACGAAATCGCCTGTGCATACATTGATAAGCCGAAGGTCCACAAGTCCGACTTAGCGCCTGCACTATTCGTGTAAGCGTATGAACCAGTAGAAATACCCAACAAATACGGAGGGACGTTACATAAGTTAGCGATCTCTTTTGACTGGTATTCGGCTGCATCAATCAACAGCATTTTGTCCGGTGTCGCTGTCGTTTCTGTGTAGGTCAAAAACTCGTTAAGAGCTGCAGTCTGGTTAGTGCTTCGAGCCTCGTTAAACGCTTCAGCCAAAGCACCTAATTCCTCGGCCGACAACGGTTCTCCGCCAGTCTGCTTCAGAACGCCAGCTGGGATTGCTGAACTGGCGTTACGGAAACGGGCATCACACAATTTGAGAGCGGTAGCGATGGTTTGTTCGCTCATGTAAATCATGCCCTGCGTAGGACTGTAAATCTGCACAACATCGGCAGGGTCTAGAGCGCCACCATTGAAATAGATTTCCTTGCTTTTTCCGAACCAGACGGGACCCTCAGCGTCGGCCGTGTCAATGGAGCCCTGGGGTAGACGGGTGGCGGACGCCATGTAACCATCTTTTGTTCGGCTGGTGATGTAGAGGAAGCAACGACCAAAAAAGAACAGGTCGTCAAAAATCCAAGGGAACAAGAACGAGTTAGGCATATCGGGATCAAGTTGGCGTAGCCAGGTGCGAGGAGCCAACGGCACAGTCTCCATCTCGTCGCCGTTCCAAATTTCGGTGCACATCTTCAATTCCATGCTTGCCAAAACTGAGGCCATAAGGTCACGGCTTCGACTAATCGCAGGAACAGAAATGGCACGATTACGAGCCAAGCCAGACTGGTACGTATACCAACTGCCGATTGTGTTGGGGGCTTTGTTTTGTCGGTAGTAATTGGTGCCAACTGCAGCTGCAACCGATTCCTCAGGAATAGGACTAATAGCCGCCTTTGTCACTTCTTTTTTGCTAAATAATCCCATTAGGTTTCCTTTGCAGGGGAGTGCCGACGGGTCCCCGACGAACCCGCCGACACGATGCCGATATTAGTTCACCTTACTACCATTATGGGTTTAGCCCGATTCTGATATTTGCTAGAGAGAGCGATACCCCACACTGCACACTTAGCAAGTTCTATTGGTCCTGGACTCGACTTGTGAGAAATCATGACGCCCATACCAGTCTTAACGAGGACGCTTCGCAATATGTGTTCCGACAAACTGACTTGACCAGAGTGCTTAACACGACCCTCAATGATCATCTTTTGAGCAATGCCAGTCCACTTCAACATTTCGGCCTGACCGACCACAGTCATGCGGCGACGGTAATGCAAAGGCGCATGGATTTCTAACGTCGGCGTAATAGCCAGGGCAACAAGCTTGTCATCCATGACTCGGTCAATCTCAGACCAAAGCGCCGTTTCGTTATCAACAATAAACTCGACATGAGTGTGCACAATGCCATCAAACATTGACGATCTGACGCCAACATAACGGTTTGTGTCCATGCTCATTTCTACGGCCAGCACTCCACCGGCAGGCATAGGGTCCTTAGTTTTACAGGACGCCCAAACGCCTTCCTCCAACCAACTGCCTCGACTACTGACCCACATATTTAAGTGGGCACGCAAGAACGACTCTTTTTTAGATACAGCCTGGAGTGCTTCAACCGTGATCGTCTTACCCAACGCAGGGTTAGCGTAAATCCAGTTCTCAGGGTTACGCCAGTCCCGATCGCCAATACTCCACTCAGCGAAATAGAGCCGTGTGCGCTCGCCTCGTTCAATCTCTGAAATAGCCGTTTCACGCATATGGATCATGGCCTTACTCGACTCGTCACCAGCTGTACTCCAACAACTCAACAAGGGATTCTTGCGAGCAATCTGTGAAGGACGCAGGGCCTCCGATAAACAGGAATCGGAGACGTTAAAAAGTTCGTCCACCACGATCAGGTCATACGACCCTCCATGCAAGTTCGGAGAAGCTGCACGGACTTCCCACATAGACCCGTCCGGCATTGTCACCGACTTACGACCAAAAGTTCTCATTGCTTTAGCGCCGAACAAGTCAACAAGCAAAGGAGCCAGGCTGTTAAAGATGGCCTCAGCACGATCCAAACGGTTTGCCACCGACAAGATGTTTTGAGGCATCCCACGCATCTTTGCAAAGTCTGTCAACCACCAACCGATCATCGCACCAAGCCCAACCGACTTACCGTTCTGTCTAGCAGTACTGCATAAAGATTCACGAAACAAAAGGTCGCCATTTTCATCGTGACTAAGTTGTCCACTCAACGCATGAATCTGCCATTCAAAAAGACAAATGTTTTGGTACGTCTCCGCCCACTTTGCAACCTGGGGGCCGTAAGACAGATTCGACAGACCAGACGTTTCCAATCTT